GTTTATTCTCTCCCAGTATTGATATTCCCGCCTGTAACATTCTCAATTACCGCGAGAGAATAAACAGACAAAAAATCATTTGGAGCGGACAAATACTGATTGTTAGCACTTAACTGGGCGTACTGATTCTTTCTAAGATTAGCAATCTGAACCGTGTTGTAAATGTTTTGCTCTGCTTGCCGGACAAGCATAGCCATCTGAGCATCCGTGAAACTATTCTCAAGGATGTCTTCAACATTCGTAGCAAGTTCAGTGTATTGCATGTCTTATGCCATCGGGCCGCGAGCCATTACACCTTTAGTCGCAGCGCCTGTCCCGCGAATCTTAATCCCGGTGGTCTTGACGTTTTTCTCAGGATATCCCGAGTTCTTAAGATCCACTTTGGGAGCCGGTTTAGGCTGCTTAGAGTTCTGCTTCATCATGCACCTTTTTTGTAGGTGAAAGAAGACTTTTTCTGGTTTGCAACTTTAGCAAGGTTTCTGCCTAGTTGGCGCATCTGAAGATTGGTCTTCCCGCCTTTTGCCAGCTTGGTAAGAGGCTTGCCCGGGTGCATCGCCTTCTCGTGCTTATGAACCGCTTTCTTAGCGTCCATGTTGACTCCTAAGTCGTAGTGATTGTTACTGTACCAACAGACGTTGTTGCTACTAGATAATTAGGCGTAAGCGGTGCATCAAAACTACTTGCCCCACCTACCGGGTTCCAGCCCCATTGTATCTGTCTACTGCCGCCGCCAATACCCCCATCCGATAATACCCCAGACGTAACATACGTGGTGTCATTTCGCGGATTGCGTAACGCCTGCGGATCATCTACCGGATACATACCTAACTGCAACTGGGGATGGTCAGGATCCCAGCACTCTTCACACACCAGCAGGTTATACCGCTTAGTCTTAATAACTTCTTCTTTGAGCGTTTTTAACTTAAACCTTTGGCCGCAGCGATCACACATCGCTATGGCTTTTTTGCCGGCGGCAAATCTATTACCCATTACGAACTCGCACCGCCAATAAATGTCTGTCTAGGCACAAACCTGACAGCAGCTTTCTCCCTGTCTTCTCCGGCTGCTAACTCAAACTGTTCATCGTACACAGCTTTAAGAATCGGTAATCTTTGCGCTAGCTCGGGCACTTTCATGGCAATGTGATAAGCCAGACCAGCCACTAAGCATGGCAAGAACCTGAAGTTCATATCTGCCGTCTGTACGCCTGCTCCCGCGTCTTGAACGCGACGTAAGTACCAATAGACAAACTGATACGTCTGTACGTTATCCGGCGTGGGCCAGACAGTAATACATGGCAGATTCGGGTTATATACAGCATCACCATTAGAGTGAGATGCAGCCGTAGTCCCATTCTGACCCCGGAATACACCGCCAAGCTGATTGCCGTTTAAATATCCATACGCAATGTCTTCTGTTCCAATCCGGATAAACCCGGCGTAAGGCAACCCTGCGGTGGAGCTTAACGTAATGGTTGTGGTGCTGCTATTGATTGCACCGTTTAACGTTAACCCGGTGGGACTAGAAACACCTGACAAACGTTGAATCCAAACCTGAATAGGTCTGGCTTGTTGTAGTTTGTTCGGGATAGTGGCGTAAGTAGATACACTAATCCGGGTGATATTTAAATCTGCCTGCGTGCTAGCAGAATTAGCCCCGGTGCGGATGACTTGCTCTAACAGGTCAATCGTATCCAGCGGAAGCGCGTATGTGTTTAACCCTGGGGTAAAAGTAATCGCCCCCTGATTAAACGTCCACATATTAAGACCACGGTTCTGCCACTCAATTGTCATCAGGTTCATTGACCGGCGTGCAGTACGCAAGTCGTAACCTGAGCGCATCTCGCGGCCAGCCCGTTCCCAAGCCTCTTCCGCGATTTCCGTGAAGTCAAGATTAAACCCGGTAGAGCCCGAAGTAGTCATCTGTATCTCGCTGTCTTCTGTGCGATCTTTTTAGGCTGGGCTACAAACTGTTTGCCTGCGGCTTTACCGGCTCGTTTAGCTTTGGTGGTGGCTGCGTATTCTTGCGGGGAAAGAGATTTAATTGCTGCTTCTGGCAGATACCGCTCGCCTGTCTTAGAAGACGGCTTGCCGGATTTGGTTGTCCAACGCTGGCTCCCCCAATCCTTTAGTGACTGCTGAGGCGCTTTCAATCTTTATAACCCCCGCCGGCTTCTTTGTACTTCTTAGCTAATAGCTGTGCTTTACGCCCGCTCCATTGGCCTGCTGCGGTGCCATGAGTCGCTTGAGATTTAATCTGATTAAACAGCCTCTTTCTCATGCCGGGTTTGGTGTAGTTACCCGCCTCATTGACTTTACCGCCCTCTGCGTATTCGTAGAAGGCGGTGTCATCCCGACGCTGTTTACGCTTGGGGCCGGGCATTTTAGATGGGTTGATGGCACCCATCCCGCGTGAAGCCATCATGGCTAAGCTCCTTAAACGAACTTACCCCGGGTCTTGCCGCGCTGAGCACAACCATCTGCACGAGCAGAAGCCGAGCCACCTTGAGCGTAGCCCTTGATCTTACCGCCTTTTGCCTTCATCGACTCAGGCGCGGCACGGTCATACGCTTCGCCCATTCTGCGCATCATGCGGTCGTCTTCAACCTGCTGGCGCATACGGCGCTCTTCTTCCGGCGTAGGGATCATTTCATCCCGCTTGGGCATCGGACGCGGCACAGGCCCAGCTTCTTTCCCCCGCATGAACTCATCTTCTCTTACGGGTTCTAGTAGCCTCGCACGCTTGGGAGGCTTAGTACCCATTGAGTGGTACGGAGCCTCTTCCGCCGCTTTTTTCATCTGGGCTAGGCTTTGTTTCATCTCAGCACTTCCCGCCGCCCATCATTTTGACTTGCGTACCTTTGGTCTTGCCTTTCTTGGCAATACCATCAGCAGCCCGGGTGTAACCACCGGCAGAATAGGCTTTGCCACCGCCCATCATCTTCTTGGCGGCACCACCTTTCTTCATGCCCATCTCAGCCATTTCATGCTTGATCATGGACTTGGGCGCGCCTTTCTTTTTCATAAAGGCCACTTCTTTGCCCATCATTGCTTTGGATTCTTTCATGTCACCACCTCGGTTAAATTTACGGCCTTTGTCGGCCTCTACAAAGTCTCTGCCTACTTTCTGCGGAATGCCCGTTTTCTTGGCAAACTCAGGGTTATGCGCCACAGCCTGCATTAAATCATGCTGTTTTTTACTGTGGCTGGGCACGGTGAGCCTCCATAAACCTGTCTAGCTTGCTCTCTAATCTATCTAGCCGATCAAGAACGCGGTTAATGTCTGCATGCACTTCAGCTTTCGTGACATATTCTTTGGCTATCTCTTCTCTGGTGCGATTAAGCAGAATCTGAATGCGAGTAAGTTCCGCAGATTTTTCTCGTAAGAAATAACCCAAAATGCCGATGCCACCTGTAAGCAACAGGTTCCAAACCATTCCGTCCATTTAGCATATCCGCCCACGAGTTTTTCCGCGCTGGGCGATACCATCAATTTTCCGAGACACTACGCCACCAGATTTAAGCCCGGAATCAAACAAAACCGGAGCGGTTTCATCTCTTTCTTCACGTGGCTTACGGCGCTCTGTGGTTTCTTCTTCTTCTGGGCGACGCGACGATGAAGCCCGCATAATGTTCTGTGCGCGTTGACCCGCAGCGGCAATTGGTCCTGGCGATTTTTTCTCGGCTTGCTCAGCTTCATAACGTAGTCGCGCCGCTTCAACAACTTCCGGCGATAAACGAGGGCGTGGCACTGGAGCGGGCCTAGAAGCAGATCCTGATGTAGGCATAGTCTCACGAACCATCGGGATGGCATCTCCGCGCCCAGGGATTTCTGAGCGGGAGGCTTCCCCTCGTCTCATACGAGCCAAGGCAATCTCTTCATCTAGCGCGGGGGTATCATCAAGAATGCCTTTTTTCCGTAGAAAATTCTTGGCCGACTCGTAGACAGACCCACCTTTTTCAAATTTACGTTTTTTCATGTCAGCAGTTCCATGCCCGTAAAGACTTGTTAATCCGGCTGTTTGGGTCTTTCGCCGTCTTGGCTGAAGTTAATTTCTTCTTCATCATGCCTGCGCCACCTCTTGATAAACCGCCCATTGCGGATCGTCATTTGATGCTAACAGATACATCCGTGCAAATTCCAACAACTCTGGATCGTCTCGGAAGTGCCCAAGACCTCGATTGCAATGATTGCACAACATGCCACGCACTTGTCCAGTGACATGATCGTGATCTACAACTAATTTCTCCGACACTCCGCAAATTACGCACTCTGTAACCTCTTGCTTAATCTGCTTAAGCTGTTCATCTGAAATTACAGCGCGGTGCTGACCCCGACAAATTTCGTTGCGATACTGAGCACGGCAAGCTCTACACCACGAATCTAACCCGTTGCGTTTCTTGTTATGCAGCGGAAACGCTTCCGGTGTAGCCGGTTTGCGTTGCTTGCACCGGGTGCAAATTAGCAGTTCCATGCTTTAAGCGACAGCGCCTTGCGGGTCGGTCGTCCTTTTTCATCCTTCATTGGCCCAGGCATCCCGCTCATCCTCGCGCAAAAAGATTTCTTCCGCTTCGCGTCTTTTTCGGTCTTCGGATTCGGGGCGGGCGGTTTCAGCCCCGGCTTCCCCGGATTGGCTTTGTTGTAAGAGGCTCGCCCTTTGGCATTCAAACCACCAGAGGGATTTTTGCCTTCTTTGCGCTGCCATGCCGGGGTCTTTGCCATGATTAACCGCAGATTAAAGTGACTTTAGTAACTTCAGTTAGCGTTACAACGGCATAACCGCTTTGTGCCTGACCCACCAAAATACCTTCTGCTGCCATGTATAGGCTGTTAGCCGCAGTGACTGACCCAGGAGTATCCATGTACAAACGGGGTGGGGTCGGCCCAGCGCTAGCATCACTAATAGAAATGTTGCCAGCATTGGTTGCGCCAATGTAATACAGACCTTTAATCCGGCACCGGGGCAGAGCTAAAGCACCGCCATACCCCACCGTCACTGCACCTGCTGTAGCAGCACTGACTGAGATGCTGCTAACACTTGCAAAGTAATTGGTAGAGTAAACGGTTGTATTGTTGCCGCCCGCCACTACTTCTGTCACCGCCGTGGTTGACCCAACGGGAATGCCGGTGATAGTGAAGTTTTTAGCAGTTTCATCTGCAACAGAGGTAATGGATACTTTGTACCCGTAACCATTAATCCCCGGCGTGGTAGCAACAAGTCCCAACGCCCCAGCACCTGCTGGCGTTACAGACACCACATAAAAGTCCGCATCCGCTTTAGGCGTTACGGACCATACATCATATTGTTGGGACGCCATGTTGGCCCCCTATTACTGGTCAGCAAAGGTGGGAGCGGTGGTAGAAACAACAGTGCCCCAAATTTGCCAAGTCGTATTGTCCCGTGCCAACACAGTAATTTGTGCAGCACCAGGAAGGTTGACTTGCAATTTAGAGTTGGAGTTTCCGTCCGAATACACCACCGAAATCTCATCCGCCGCAGAACCAGCATCAGAGTCAAGGAACGTTACACCGCCAATAAAGTAGTTGGTGTCTGAGCCCGTGTTGATGATGAAGTCCGTAGCATCTGCTGCGCCGCCACCGTATACAAACGTAAACGATTGACCAGCAACAGGCGCGGGAAGAGTGTACGTATTGTCTTGCGTGCCGTTGGGGACGATATTAACAACACCGCCACCATTCGTGGCAGCAGTCAACGAAGCATTGCCATCAGCAAGAGCTACAGGCGTAGCAACAATACCGGAAACGCCCATCGATACTGCGGCAGCAGTAACAGCGCCGGTAGAAGAATCAATTGAAACAGTTTGAAAGCCGTTCTGGGAACGTACTGGGCCGTTAAAAGTGGTAGCAGCCATTAATGCCTCACATGCGAGTAGCGCGTATTAGTCTGCATGTCGTCAGCCGGGACTGTCTAATACGCGGGATGACCCCGGAATAGTTGTTTTGTATCAGGTTGCTGAAGGAGTGTCAATACGCCAAACCCATTTCTTCTTGCCGCAGTCATATAACTTGCCAGCGCCCATAAATCTAATCATCTCAGACTCTGAACGCGGGTCTATTGTGTGATCGTATGCGTGATCAATCTTTAATTGATCTAAACGCTTTTGAATGTTTTTGCGCTGATAAGATGTTTTGGGCAACAAACCAAGCGCTGGGTGATAAACCGCGTAGTCAGGCTTTAATTCTTGTTCTAACTTAAACCCAAGCTGTTCGTACATCCCACCGGAAAAGTATCTGTTGTCCGAAAAAGATTTAACAAGGCTAGGTTGGTGCTCTTGCAGAAACGCATTAAACAGTCTTGATGCTCCGCCGGCTACTTGTATGCGCGTTGCATATCTGGTTAGTGTCCATACACGCTCTGCCTGACCGCGATCATTCGCGCCAAAGCTAAAGCGCATACAAGCTACTAACTTGTTCTTCCAATAAAGACCGTAATGCTCTCCTGATCCATGCCCGCCCTGCGGGTGGTAAACCTCATAAAAGTCTTTAGCTTCATGCGGCAACACCCGCTTTAGCTCGCACTTACGCGCCATCAGCGAGCCCTTGCCTTTTCCTACGGCGTGACGCAACAAACGTTTTAACGCTGGTTTGCGTTGTTGCCACTCTGATTCATAGATAGTTAAAAGCCTGATACCCAATTCTTGACAGCGCTTGTACTTAACAAAATGCCTGTTTTCTGCGTCTTGTTTGCTTTTGACAGAGTGGAAATACTCCCCGCAATACTCCACAGCGAGCCCGGGAGGGGCATAAATGTCTAACTCTTTAGGCTTAATAACCTGCCTTGTTCTCTGTTCTGTATGGCAGAAAATACTTAAGAAGCGAAAGATTTCCTCTTCCCCGCGAGACTTCATGTGATTGCACTTAGAGCACCCGTTGCTACCACGCAAGACATTATGCGGATGCGCTTGAAACTCTACGCCGTGCTGCACACACAAGAACCACGCATCACTTGTCATCGACTCATACCCATGCAGGTATTGAATCTGCCCGGCATGCGCTTCTTGCAAACGTTTAATTACCTCAGACACCTCTAGCCGATTTGCCCGTAACACATCCCTGCCATGCGTCTCTAATACTTTCTTGGCGTATGCCTTAGCGCCAGCCTGCCTAATTCTTTCAGGCTGCTCTTTGCGCAACCGGCGCTTTAGCTCCCTGTCTTTTAGTAACACCACCCCTTTATTGCGCTCTCTGTACGACGCCGTATAGGCCGCCATCTTGTGCGGATTGCGCTTCATCCACGCCAACGCCGCCAATCGAGTGCATTCTAAGCATGTACCAGTTTTGACCGACCGCTCAGAATCGTGACCACTTTTACACAGACGATCACTTTTATACGCCTTCAATCCACGCGTAATTGCATCTGACCTTGCTGACATATGACCTCCCAAGATGGGATCACTTTATACACATTTATGATGTCTGTCAAGTAGTGATATATAGAAACAAAAAAGCCCCCGGTGAAGGGGGCCAACCAAGCTAAGTGCTTGATTTATCAGGAAGCGCCGGGCGAGCCGAAGACGCCGAGCGGGTCCGAAACGCCGAAAGAATAGCGCTCACGGGCCTTGTAACGGGCATTTCCGGTATCGAAATCGCCATCCATGGAAGTTTGGAGTGGTGTACGAACAAAATGCTTCAGTCCGTTGGGAACGTCGGTGGTCAGGAACCAAGCGTTGGTATCGGTCAAGAAGTGGTTGACCGTATAGCCTTCCGGGATCGAGCCGTTGTTCTTCAGCGCGTTGATATCGTTATCAGCCGTTGCCGTACGGAGTTCCGTTTCGAGCAGGCGGGTTGCAACGAACATCAGCGCCGGGGGAACAATCAGCTTCCGGGGCTTGGCGGCGATCAGCAGACCACGCTCATCGGTCCAGCCAGCGATCTGAATGACGGCAGCCTCAAGCGAGGTTTCATTCAGGTCTGCGCCGGTCGAGGGGCGATTGCTGTTGGTACCACCAGACACCAGCGGGTGAGCGGTGCTGAACAGGGAAACGCCGTCGCCGTAGGTTACAGCGGAGCTAAATCCGTTGTTCAGGATGGCAGCAGCTTTAACCTGCTTGGTGTACGCCATAGCGCGGGCAAGAGCCTTGGTGTAACGCGCCGAAAGGCTGTCGTACAGGTTGTCTTCCATCGCCTCTTCGGTGATGGAGAAACCCATAGCGATAGTTTCGTGGTTATACCGGGCCGTCCAGGCTTCTTGCGCATTGTCGTACGCAATTGCCTGACCCTCGTTTTTGACGGGAGCAGCAGAGAAACCAGACAGCTTGGTTTCTTCTTCAAAGCTACGTTCCGAAGTTTCGGTTTCGTAGATCTCTTTGTGCTCTTCGCCGTACCGTGCGTACTCCAGACCGAACAGGGCGTTAAGTCCTGGCAGGAGTTCTTTCAGTAGTTGTGCGCGTGAAATAGCCATTTGTTAACTCCTTTAGGCCGTAGCAGTGGCAGCGTAATACTCATGCTGACCAAAGTTGAGCTTGACCAGAAGCTCAGGGTACTGAGTAAACACCAGCGTAGCACTGGCACCAAATGCCGCAATCGGAGCCTGATTCAGCACAACCGTCGTTGCACCCGCGTTGGCAGCAGTTGCCACAAACGAGCCGCTGGGGATGTACTGACCGTTCGATGCCAGCGAACCAACATCCGTACCAACCGGCAGGGCAAACGGCAGCGCCGAGCAAGTGATAGTTTCAGTAGCGATACTGGAGAACGTTGCGGTACCAAGCGAAACTGCGGTTTCCGGAACAACACCCAGAACACGAATAGGCAGAGCCGCAGTCGTGGCAGGAGTTGCAGTCGGAGCAAGCAGAGCGTTTTTGCTGTTGCCGGTGTTGGAATTGCCGGTGTTGTTGATGCAGGCCAGATTCTGACCAATCATCGCACGGGCACCCGATGCAATAACAGTGGTAGCCGAGCAAACAGCCGCTTGGAACACCGTATCCGGATCGTCGCAAACATAAGCTACGCAGTCACCAGCCGCCGTGGAGGCAACCCAGTTTTGCGAGAACTGCTTCTGTTTGGTCGTTGGGTTGGTAAATGAACAACCAAGGAAGATACCAACGAGAGTACCGGCAGTACCGGTATTAACGGTAATACGTTCCAAGTTGCCACGCACGAGCGCAACGAAGTCACCGTAGAAGATGTCGGTGGCGTACGCGTAAGTAATGTTGTACATCCGCGTAGAACCAGCGAACACCTGACCGCCGATCAGATTGACCGGCTTTAGCCCGTAGGGGCTATCAACCGTGGGGTAAGTCATTTAAAACTCCTATTTAGAATTGGGTCCAAACTTCACCTCTGACCGGCGCTCTTTAAACACCGGCATGCGAGGATCATTCGTACGCATGAAGTTGTTGTCAACGGAGTTCATTTGACTGTCGGTCTGCGCCTGATAATGCGCGTTCCTCTGTTCAACGAATTCCGTGGGAGTCTTGCAAAGAATGAGTCCGCCAATTTCAATACTGTCTGGGAAGCGAGGGCGATCCCCGGTTTCCATCAGTTGAACTTCGGGATGCTCTGAAGCCTTTACAGGTTCCCAACCTTCGCGGAGCTTAGAAGAAACATTGCTGGGATCGGATTTTCCTAAAACAGAAGCACGAATCCACCTGAACGCATAACCCGGCTCCGGGTTTGGAGACGGTAAAAGCTCCGGTGCCATCCACTGTTTGGGACGCTCATATTTGGCGCGAGTTTCAAGCTCTCGGGGGGTACGTTCAGCCATTTTGTTTCCTCATTTCTTCCGCAACCTGACGAGCATAGGCTTCCAGTGGAACGCCCAGCCGTTTGGCGATGTTTTCTTGCGATTTCGTAAGCACGATCTTTCTTGGCGCAGTGTTACGAGTGGCGGGGGCTACCACGGTTGACCTTTTAACCGGTTTTTCTGAGGGGAACGCATCAGGAAAAACTTGGCGCATTTCTGCGTTAATACGGTCAAAATATTCGTCACTCCGAGTATCCACACCATTATCGACAAGCTCTTGGTGAATCGTTAGAGCCACTGCCGTCATCCGCTTATTATCACCAAACCAAGGATTGGCTTCTCGCCACGCACTTACTTTTGGATCAACTTGCGGTGCAGGAGGCTGTGGCTCAGTTTTTACAACAGTTTCCTGTTTTTGTAAAGGTGGTTTGAAGTTATTAACTTTTTCTGCCCGGATCTTGGCAGTTGTTAATGCTTCTTGAGCGTTAACTAATGCGTCTGAATCGCCGGCTTCATACGCTTCTTTATATTTGCGCTTGGCCGTTTCCAGCTCTTGTGCAACAACTTTTTTAGCTTGCTCTAATAAAGCCTGTTGCCCTTGACCCAGATTGGCTTGGAGTTTTTTATTCTCCTCTGCCATTGCCTGCGCAAACCTTAACGCCTCTTCTCTTTCACGCAGCGCCGCTTCTTTTGCCCGGCGTTCTTCGTGATAGCCCTTAGAGAAATGTTGAATGCGTTTCTTGGCGTTTTCCGAATAGCTAGCTAACTCTTCGTCGGTAACATCCGCCGGCGCTTCTTTCATCGGAGGTCGATTCCGATCTTCTTCCGGCGTGTCATCTACGACTTCAATCTCGGCGTCACTTTCTACCGAGACTTCTAGCTTTTCGTCTTCTTTCTTGCTTTCCGGTTTTTCATCCGGAAATTTAAATTCCTGTTTGTCCATGTTTAAGCCCTCGAAATGCCACGCGGATCTTCGACGATTCCTTCTACTGAATCATCGTTAATCATTCTGAATTCCCTGCCATGAATCTTGATTCGGGTTCCTGTATTGGGCCTGACCAGGACAAAATCTCCGACCTTACAGGACGGGCCGCTGGGAAATCGCTCTTTGTCTTTGTAGCAATCCGGCCCCATTGAAACCACAAACAAGACAGGCGACATCACCTCTTCGTAATGCAGAGTTTGTCCAGCCTTTACGATCCCGCTTTCGTATTCATCATCAATATCTGGCAGAGCACAGAGGATGTGATACGTAGACGGGACGGGAAGCTGCTTAGCTTTTTGTTCTGCCGTTTCTGGCAGGTGTGTGGGGATTGCATCTTCCCCGGTGGCAATCAAAAGCTCACTCATCGTCATACTCCATTTGTCGCACAAGGTCGGTTAGTAAGGAATGTGCAAGAGAAAGACCCTGGATTTCTCCTGCCATCGCCCTGTATTCCGGGTAATCTCGCGCCGTACCGTCCGCAAGCGCTTTTGAAATTGATTCCCGGCGTAAGTTCAGTTCTCTAATCACTACGGAAATCGCAGTAGTGCTCATTTACTTCCTAAAAAGGATTATTGAGGTGATCTCGACGGCTGTTTTTGCTTGGTTAAGTGCTTCAACATGTCCGTTTTGAGCTTTTTTTCCGTGTTTTGGCTTTGCATTTGCAGTCTTGCCACCTCCTTTTGAGCTTCTATTGCCAATCTTTCCTGCTCAAGCCTGATTTTTTGCTGCGCAATTTCAAAGTCACGCTGGCTATCAGCCTCTTTCCTCTTTAACTCTTCGGCTCTAAGCTGTAGTTCTGCCTGCTGCATCTGCAACATTGGGTTTTGTGCGGCTTGTTGCGCCTGCTGTTGCTGCGCTTTTGCCTGATTGGTCTGTAAAAGCTGTTGAGATGCTTGTGCCACCAGCTTGGATAACTGAACTTCCATTTCTTCTGGCAGTTCAACATCCGGCGCGGTCATTTCTACGCCTAATTGCTCTTGGATTTGCGCCCGATATCTAAATGCAAGGTGCTCTGCAATATGCGCCATGATTGCGCCCTGCATTTGTTGAGCCATCGGGCTTTGCCCGATCATCTGCATGATCATTGGATCTTGTAACAACGACATGTGCGTAGTGATATGCGCGTCGTGATCCTGATAGATGAAGGCTTTTGTAGGTTTCCCGGTAAGAAAACTCATGTTTTCTGAGACTGGATCACGCGGCTTCTGATCGTCTTCAATCGGAACTAATTTATCCGCGTTTTTGACCCCCAAAACTTCTAGCATCTGCCTATGTAATTGGGGCAGGTTGTAGATTTGTGGGGCACCCTGGGCCAACTGAAGTGCAGCTTGATACTGCATGATCCGCTGCGCCATCGTTGAGGCGTTAGGATCGGATACCGGGATGACTTCTACAAGATCGTAGTCAGCCTGTTTAACTG